GAATCTGTAACACCAGTAGAATCGATTGCAACACCCATTCTTACCGCTGGAGTATCAATCGTAACTTCTGCCTCAATAACAGCACCAGAAGCACCAGTACCTATACCTTTAACAACAATAGATGGAGGGGCAGTATACTCTGATCCAAATAATGTAGCTTCAGCATCATATACCTTACCATCAGATATACTTACTTTACCATTAGCAACACTTCCACCTGGTAATTGAGGACTTTCAAAAGATAATACTGCTGATTCATAATTTCCACCAGTTGCACTAACATTTAACTTAGAAACTTTACCAGAATCCTTAGCAATTGTTACTGTAAGAGCAGTATTATTAGCATTATTGTATGTTGTTAATACAGGAATGATCAGTGTCTCATTAGATTTGAATGTTTTACCATTATGGTTGCTAAAGACAAATGTATATACTTGCTCATTTGTTATACTAACATCACCATTACTAGAAGCAGTTAATTCATTATTATTTCTATCAAGAACTTTAGCAAGAGGACCACTACAGTTAGATGTCATTCCAGTAATAGTTTCTCCAACTCTTACTGTTAAACTTCCATTTGTATAAACACGAACTAAAGTATCAGGAAGAAGAGATACCTCAGTTCCAGGAAGGATATACTTACCTGGTTTCTCACTCTCTGTATTTGTGATATAAACTCTTACTGGTACATTTGTACTCTTTTTATTAAAGAAGAGATCTACACCAGTACCAAAACAACCACCATCAAAGTTTTCAATCTTAAATGTCTGTGCAAGTGGATTTGGTCTTGCTTCTAAATCTGTAACACTATCAATTAACTGAACACCTTCATTTGCTTTGAATACTGAAGGAGAAGTTGAATTAATTGTTGAAGGATTCTCTGGCAATCTTCCAACAGCATAGTATTTAACTTCAGCATAAGTATCTACCGTATCTTTAGCAGCATTAGTAGAACTAGAAGTAAATCTAACAGTCTTAGTTCCAGCAGTTACCCTAATCTGTTCTGATGTAGTATCATACTCCAATGTATCTGGACTACCAGTCCAAGTAGCATTTTGTAATGGTGAATATCCACCAGGAATTAAAATTATACCACTAGCATTACCATTTTCATCTGTAACAATAGATCCATTAAATCCAGATAATGAATTACCAGCAACTCCAGTAAACTTACTATCAGGAGTAACCCATCTAGAAATATCCTTACCTTCTAAGAAAGGATATAATCTTGTTGATGGCTTAAGTCTAGTAACAACATACTTAACCGCAATACTTCTAGCAAAGAATCTTAGAGAAGTAGCAACTGTACCTTGAGTATTACTATCAGTAGAAAGTCCTTTACCTATTTCATTATTTTGTGGACTTACATTAGAAGAACTAGCAACACTTGCTGTTTGTACTGTTGATGCAGCAGAATCAGAGTTTGTAGATGAGAAAGAAGAAATCTCTCCGAATGAATTTTTAGAACCAACCCAGTTAACAATAAATGAATCAAATATACTTGAGAATGCATCCTTTACATCATTCTTAGCAATAAAGATTGAATAGAGTTTAGTATTGTTATCTACAACTAAAGGTTCTACAGTCTTATCATACCAAGGATCTATAGAAGGTTCTAATTGTCCCTCCCCAACATATTGTAATGAAACGAATGGGTTAGGATTAATTGTCTTAGTTGCAGACTCATTACCAATTAAAGAAAGATTTGTATATGGTAATGTTATAATATCACCTGTTCTCTTATAACCACTAATAGTTCTTTGATCATCTCTAGTATTAACTTCATTCAAAGTATAAGAATCTTCATTAGTTTGAGATCTTAATACAGATTGTTGTGTATCAATAGCACACTTATAATCTGGAGAAGAAATATCTCCAATTAAATGAGTCTCAAAGTTATCAACAATAAATCCTGTCTTAAATCTATCAAATCCAATGTCATCACGAATTTGCATACCTAATGCTTGTTGCTCAAGAATGCTTAATGTTGTGTAATATTCTAATCGTTCGATACGCTTCTCCAGCTTACCGATATCTTTCATTGTATATCTACGATTATCAACAGGAGTAATTCTTAAATCCTTACTTGATGTTGTAAATGCAGGAACATAAACATAGTACAATGGTACAGCATCATCTATATTTTCTGGTCTAGTTGGGTTCTGTGAAGAGTTACCTTGTTTAAGAACAAATTGACCTTTCTTGTTTAAGAAAATGCCGTCAATTCTATTGAGGAATTCAGTTTGACTGAAGCTAAACGTAAATTCAAGATTAGCATCTGGAGCAGGAGTAACTGAAAGAACACCACCTTCTCCAGTAAAACTAGTTGAGACTCCTTGTCTTGATGAAGTATTACTATAACCAGTGACATATGATGAGGAATCAACTTTTGGTCTGAAATCAAGAACATTCTTAAGAGAAACAATGCCATAGACAGAAGAGTTAAATGTAGGAATTTCTTCTAGAGTAACACCAGCCTCATGACTGTAACTGTCAACTGTACAGAAATCTCCTTGTGAATGCTCAAAATAATCAAATGCTACAACTAACTGTCCAGTTGGTGCAGCATATCCTGGTTTTAAAACTATTCGTGAAGTATCATAGAAAGTTTCTCTTTGTCCATCATCAAAAGTAAATCTTTCTGTGACATCAACACCATTACCAGTTAGATTTCCAGCAGTATCTACACTAGGAGCTTGTGTAGATGTACCTTCATAAACATATCTTAGTTTAAATGCATCAGAATATGTTGAAAGAATAGTTGACTCATCATCAAAATTTTCACCACGAAGAGGGATAACTCTATCTCCAAGAGATTTAATAAGAATTCTCTTATTCTTAACAGCAGTTTTAATTCTTGGGCGTGCCTTAGTTAATTCTAATGTTGCCGTCAATTTCAACTTAGGGAAGTTAGAAGTAGCACCAAATACTGTAGATGGTAATGAAACAACAACAGATCCAGCATTTAATCCACTAGCTAAATCAGTTGTAGATGAAGTTGATATATCATCTTCTGTTATAAAGATAACATCACCTTTAGATACATTAGTTGAATCACCTGGATCCAATACAGTCATAATGAAATTAGATTCATTAAATCCTACAAACCTTTGTGTACCAAAAGGTAACTGTGCTGTAAATGTAACGAAAGTACCACTAGTGCTAGAAGCAGTAACAAAATCTCTTCTATAATAGTACTTAATCTTAGAATCTTCTGGTCCTCTAGAAACAGAAGATACCTGACCACTTCCAGTTGGATATAATAGAGTTCCCTGATTGAAGTTATCAATCTTAGGTGTAATCTTAACTACACTATCATTAACAACTGCATCTGGAAGTGCTGCATTCAAATAAATCCTAGACTTTAAGGTTCCATCTGGTTTTGTAGCATATGCTACAGATGCCCTTACAGACTTACCATCTTGTCCAGTGTATTGAATATAATCACCTTGCTTCAGGAATTGAGTAGCATCGCCACCAAATCCATTACACTCTAATATCTTGTATCCTTTGTTACCTGAGAATGTATAAGATGTTACAGATACTAAGTTTGTATTTGTAGTTTTCTGACTCTCTATATCTGCTGTAAACTTATTAACACCAAGAGATCCAAAAGCAGAACCAAATGACTTAACATCTTGAGGACTGTATGTAACTACTGTGTCTCTAAACAATACAGCATCTACTCTAGCAGCAAGAGTAACAGTACCACCACCAACATTAATAGTTACTAGAGGTGGTTGATTATATGTTTGTTGTACAGCAGATCTTTCTTTTATTGAAACATACTGAACTAATCCACTACCAGATTTTACATTTACAGTAATTTTAGAAGTATCAAATGTTTGTCCATTAATTTTTAAATCAGTACCCTCTGGATATCCACCAGTACTTTGATACTTAACAACAAAGTGTGAAATAGTATTATCTGTTGCAATCTTTGCAGCATTATCACCTTCATCTTTAATCGTTTCACCTGATTTAAACTTACCAGATAAAGTACGAACCATTAATATACCAACACTACTGAAGTTTGATGTTGAAGTACCTTCAACAATACCATAAGCACCACTAGTTACACCAACAACATATTGACCAGAACTGAATCCTGTACTTGGTTGTACTTCTAATGTTAACTTAGTAAAGAATGTTGGAGCGAAATATGATAAACCAAAAATACCATTATAAGCAGAATCTCCATTGGAAAGTCTTCCTTTAGATAATACCTTATCAGTATCTGGATCGAAACCAAATCCTCTTTCTTTAAGACTAAAGTTACTTGGCTTTGATGTACCTATAAGAGGAGTAATTACAGAGTTGTAATCAACAACATGCCCCATTCTATTAGCAGACGCACCAGCACCAGTAGTAACATCAGAATAAAGACCTCTTCTCTGAGCAGTATCATCTTGTGCATCATATTCTATTAATGCAGCCAATTCTGCTTTCTTTCCTGATAAAGTAATCTCTGCGTAATTCTTCGCAGGATCTCCAGGACTTGAATCTGGTCTAGTTACTAAACTAAATCCAATAACCTTAAATGTATAGAATGTTGCTGGATTTCCTGATGCCCAAGTATTTACAGCATAAAGTTGATTACTACCATCAGCTATATCTGTGAATGCTAGTGTTGGTAATCCACTAGAAGGATTTGCTTTGTCTGAAAGAGCAGTAAGAGTAAGTTCTATTGTGACAGTTTTAATACCGTCACTATCAGTAAATATAGTTCCTCTTCTATCAACAGTACTTAATCTTTCATCTGGATCTAAAGCAAATTTTTGAGAAGCACCAAATTCTAAATTCTGACCAATAGTTCCATCGTTATAAACATTAAAGAACTCAAGATCTGGATAAGCAGTTAAATCAGATCCTTCTGAATTTAAAGGTACTGATCCAGAAACATTGGTAATTGAATATGTTGGAAGACCTCTTGTCTTGAGAGTTATATTATTTGATTCTAATGTGTCTCTCGCTTTACTAATTTCGAGATTCTTTGTTTCCTTATTAACAATCTCATATCCTCTAATATATGCTTTACCTGGTCCAACACCAGCAAGCATTAACTTACCTGCATCCTCAGCAGATTTTCCATTATAAAGTCCACTTGAATCAGCAGCATATACACCATTGTTTCCATCTTTCTGTGCATATTCTCTTACATCAACAGAGAAATTATCTACAACATAGTCACCAGACTCATCATATGTTCTTCTAGCAAGAGTCTGTTCTAATAGTGAGTAGTCTGCTTGTACTACTTTCTTCTGTATTACACCACTCTTAATTCTTATAAGTTGAATAAAATTCTTATCTGTCTGAGTACTTAAATCATATTGCTGAAGTGTCAGACTTATCTTTAATCTATGTGCTCCTGGTGCAGAAAAATTAGAAGAACTAGATGCATTATCATAAAGAGTTGTATCCTCTTCTGGAGTTACAATATCTTCAACAACTTTAAAACCAACCTTAGCACTAGGTGCATTATAATATGGATCAATAACTAATAGTTGCTCATCATTACGTACAAAATATCCATTAACAAAGTAAATACCTTCTTCTACCTTAACAGCAGAAGCATATCCCATTGCAGGACTTACTATTGAAGATTCTACGCTAGTATCTGGATCAGTAACAGTAACAGCAGTCGGAAGAACAGATCCATCAGTTCCAACAACCATCAATGGAGTATTAACACCATTAATTACTTCTAGAGTCTCACCTTGTCTAAAGGTAGACTCATTGTTAGCATTACCACTAGTAGTATAGATGACAAATAAAGTATCAGAATTAGTTTCTGTAGCAATCTTAGTTGAAACTACGTTACCAATAACACCAGAAGTCAAACCCTTTAACTTGGTTCCTACTAGTGTTGAGATATCATATTTTTTATAAACGATATTACCACTACCATCGTTTACAGCAACTTCAGAAACGGAAGATAATTTAACAAAATCGAGTTTGTTATTAAGTCCTACCTCACCAGGTATTACTAAGTCTCCCTGCTTGAAGGCATACTTACCAAATTGTTCAACCTGATTCTGTAGAATCGATTGTAATTGTGTTAATTCTCTACCTTGTATAGAGTAACCTGGACGGAAAAGAATCTTATAAAAATTCTTACTCGCATCAAAGTCCTCAAAATAAGGAGATACATTTAGATTCGTCTTTTGAGGCATCGTATTCCGCCAATATACTAGTATCCTTCGTTGTTATTTAGCGAGGATCCAAGTAATCAGAATTCGATAACTAGTTTAATATCCTCGATTTGGTCAGCTGCACGAGTGATGAGTCTTCTATTTTCAACATAGATTACATCACCTGAATTGTTATCAATTTCAGGAGCACCCAAACCACTGGCAAGAGTTATTCCTTCAACTGCTCCATTAGAAGTCGTGTCAACATTTCCTGATGCAGTAGAACTTGCTCCAGCAACAGCGTTTGAACCATTTGATTCAAATGCGTAAACCTTTCCATCAGAGTCGATATGCTGTGCATTACGCTGATAATACTTAAGAATACCTGCTGTTGTAGATCCACTATCTAGAACCCAAGAAACAACAGTACCCTTCGCTGTATTAGAACCACCGTTAACTGTTTGTGTAATCTCTTCATCAGCAATATAATCTGCTGTAGCACCAGTAATCTTAACAGCACTTAAACCGTTTAAAGTACTAGCAGTAGAGAATGTAGTTGTTCCAGCATTATATGGATCCTTGATAATACCGATTCTACGGAAGTCATTATCAACAGGGAAGTCACCAGCACCTTCAGCATAAGTTAGACGAATATTCGTCATAACTCTCTTAGCATTCAGTTCTAGTTCCATATCAGAACCATGTCCACCTTGAGGAGGAAGGATTACTTCAATTTCACCAGCATGGTTAGCAGGAGTTGCAACACCAGAACTTAATCCAGTATCACTAAAGAGGTTACCATTAGCAAGATTAACAGTTGCATATGTGTATCCACTACCAACTGCTTCAACTTCAGCAGTACTAATAGCACCACCAGCAGTTGTTACAAGTTTAACTTTACCACCAGTTCCATCACCACGAATAGCAGTGTATAGAGTCTGAGCAGCAGGTAAGTTTGTACCAGCATCTTCAACTAATACAGCATCTATCCTACCAACAACGGCAGCAGCCTCTGTTGATTGACGAGATGCATTGGTTGAAAGAACAACAGGCATAAAGTCTGAAGAAAGGAAACGCAGTACATCATCTGTTGGAAGAGTAAACAAATACTTCCAGATGTATCCAGCACCAGCAGATTCAGTAAATATACCATTACTATACTGACCTGATCCTGTGCTTGGTTCTGAAGTAGCGTTTTGACCTTGTGGGTTAGCAGGATTCTCTCCATTATAAAGGCACTTGAATACCTCATAACTAGAGTTCATTACATAATACTTAGCATCAGCAATAGCAGTAGCACCTGTAGCAGATTGCTTACCTAATTGACCACCACCAGCAGGAGTTGCTGAATAGTCAGGTTTCCACATGTCAAACTTAGGGTTAGCAACTAAATCCCAATTGTAGCGTCTCACTACAGCACGAGCATACTCACTAGTAATTCTTTTTGCAGCAATAATATCATCATAGATATCATACTTTTCTTTTTGGTTATCTAAAGGAAGGGGTGGTTCGTTTTCTGTACCGTACCTGTAAACGCCAGCCTTTGCAGTAACACCTGTATCAGATCCACCACTGTACCCTTTAAGAGTAGCACCAGCAGCACCTGGAGTTGAGTTTACGCCGTTGGATCCGAAGATTCCAGTTAGTAGCAATGAATCGGAATAAACTGTAGAGATAGTTCCACGGAATGTAGCAGCACCATAGTTAGCACCCACATACACTTCTTGACCAGCAGAGAAACTACCACCTGTAGTGGAATAGGTTTCTAAACTAGCGTTCCATGCTTGTGGACGTCCAACAAAGAAGTACATCCTTGTTCTTTCGGCACTAGTATCCGTAGCACCTTCAGTTAGCGATTCTAGAAATTGCTTCGCGTTAAAAATTCTAAATTTATCAGAGATAATAGCAGCCATTGAGTTTTCCTAAGATTTTTTGTGCCAAAGTTATTTATATTTATACAACTTAAGTTAATTTGTGGGGAACGATTTCCGCGTTATTTGATAAGTTGTTTGTTCCCTTCACAAAAGTGCATCCATTGAAAGAAGATGCGGAAATTGATGTGTATGAAAATACGCATCCAGTGGACACAAATACATGTCCTGAAGATGGGAAATTAGCAGTTGTATTTACTGTAACTGTAGGTCCCACAGTGGATGTGGAGGAACAGATAGCAACTGGATTTGTGTGAGTTGGATGTCCTAAATTGAACCAATCACCACCGAGAGTATAATTGGAGTCTGCTCTCTTTATGAAGTCATTGATGGTTATGGAAGCAAACAATCTATCAAACTCAGCTAATGTTAGGTTTGATACACCGAACGCTCCATCATCGAAACCAGTCCATTGCCAATCACCAATGTTATGACCAAGGTTACCTACGATGTATGTACTTTGATAATTCTTACTTCCAAATATCTCATTACGAACTTCAACAACAGTTCCATTTCTCTTAGTAACATCTCTAGGAGTATCTACTAAGTCAACCATTCCATTTAGTCTTGTTGATATAGGATCACACCACTTATACTCCTCTTGGTACATATCAACCAAACCAGCAGGAGGTGTGAATATCTCAAAGTTGGTTGTAGGTGTATAAACAGAACTAACAAATTCTACCTTTGCTTGCCATTGTTGATATGACTCACTGAACTCACCATCTGGTAAGTGAGTTGCATGTTCAACAGAACTAATGCTGTGTATAACATTAACTCCACCAGGAACAACAGAAACAATATCAGGAATCTGTCTAACATATGTACCAGCAGCCCATGTCTGCTCAGTAGTATCATTAACTCCTCTTTCAACAAAGAGGAAACGATCATTTTGCTTCTGTGGATAGAATATAATCTCATTTCCTACAAGTATCTTACCACTTGGAGTAAACTTAGATGTATCTGGTACATATACAATACTATCACCAACATTACAATCAACATCCAAGAATGCAGCATTGGCATAGTAATTAGTATTCTCAATAAAGGAGTTATTAATCGGTCTTTGAAGATTAATATAAACATCCTTAGTGACAATAACATCAATCTTAGGTGGTTGAATCTGAAGAACAGCAGTTACTTCTCTGTCAGAATCTAAATCTTCACGAGCAGCAGTTGGTGGATTCTGTCTCTGCCAAGCAACTACTTCCTGAGATCCAGGTTGAGGACCAGGAGCAATAACCTCTTTAGCAACTGGCCAAATACAATCAACATTCCTTATACTTACATCAAATTCTGACCAACCAACTATAGAAGTAATTCTTGCTATTGGAGGAATATTACCTGTAGGTGATATAATATTACTAAGAGTACTCTGAGATCTCAGAGATGCTGGAACAACACCTACAATACCTACACTAACTGCGTCTACTTGAATCTCATTCCCTTTGCGAATCTTATACTTTCTAGTAACAATTACTTTAGGAGAAGAAGTATATCCACTTCCACCATCAACAAGATCAACACCAATTATTTGTCCTTGATCAACAGTAACTATTGCACGAGCACCACCACCTGCTCCATCTGTAGGAACAAATTCTAATACAGGAGGTGTGTAATATTGATATGCAGTTGGTTGTGCAATAATAGGAGGACTAACAGTAAAATCAGTAACTTTATTATTCCAAGATAAAGCAGTTACCTTACCACCATCTACTGTAGCAACTACACTAAGACCTTCACCACGAGTAATACCATTAAATGCTGTTACTTCAAAAGTTCCATAATGATCAGATGTTATATCAGAACCTTCTCTATATTCTTTACTATAAACTTTATCAGCAACCTTATTAATAGTTCTATATTCTGATTCACCATCTACCTTAACTTCATCACCAGGGAATATTTTCCAGAACCCAACTCTCTTAACAGGGTTACCTGTGTTATATCCAGTAAAACTAGTTAGAGACTGTTTAACTAATTGTATTGTTCCATCAGCAGCGACATTATTTGTGGATAGTACACATGTATTATTCGCTTGAACAATACTATATGAAGTGCCAGGATTACCAAGAGCACCTACCTTAACATCTAAAGATGATTCAATTACACTATTAGCAGAACTCAATTTAATAACAAGATCAGTACCAACTACACCATAATCAAAAATCTTTCCAAGTGGATTAATAGTACCATCTCCTCTTTCTTGGTACATCCAAAGATCATCATACTTCTTATTATAAACTGCATAAGAATCAATCTCAGTCTTAATTGTAGTCCCATTTGAGACTGTTAGATTCTTACTAACAAGATAAGAGTTTGGTTCATGGTCATAGAAAGTAACAACTTTCTCATAATCTCCACCATAAAGAAGACGAATATCAATAACATCTTCTTTCTTAACTTCGTTGACAAATGTTATATTAGGACCGCTAATTGTATACGCTGATTGATACTTTTGGATTACACCATTAATTAATACTAATAAGAATCTATGATCTGTAAGGTTAGTAACGGTATTACTCTTAGTTCCTACAACTAAGAATGGTCCTTTTGCACTACTACCATCTTCTTGTATTAAAGTCTTATCTATAGTAAATCTTCTGTAATTACCTACATTGTAAGCAAAGAATTTCTCAACGGCTGTGGGTTCTCCAAGAGTTCTAGCAGTAATATCTTGATCCCAAATAGGTGGATTATCAAATACTAATTGATTAGGATTTTTACTCCTATCAATATAATAAGCATCTCCTGTATCAAATGATACATCATATCTACTTCTCTGTAGTACTCCATTCAATGCTACTAGCATATCATCTTCGTTACCACTTAGATTTACCTTAGTACCATCTTCCCAGAATAAATCAAATATTGTTGTCTCTCCATCAATATAATCTGGTAAAGATTTAGTTGCACTAGTTCCACTAATACCATTGAGGATATTAATGTTCAAAGAATCAACAGCAGCAACCACATCAGCACATTCTGATGATGTTAATTGTGAATCTGGAATAATACCAATATTAGTATATGGAGTTAACTGTGTATAATAACCTCTCTTATTGGGATTAAAATCTGTTTTAGCAATAACATTAGGACCAGTAGTAATAATAGTCTCAATGATATCATAGAAAGTATTCAATGAAGATTCGACTTCTGCACATGAAGGAGAATAGGGATCATTAGGGATACCAGCATCCACATATGGTGTAAGACTTGAATAAGGAGTAGGATTAAATGACTGTCTTATTATAGCTGGACAAACTTCTGTTAATGCTTTCTTATAAGTTTCAAAAGATTGTGTTAATGAGTCATCAATGAATGCTAACTTATTCGCTACGAAATATAATTCAATACCTTCTACAAGTTCTCTATTACCACCATACTTAAGATGTTTAACAATAGCATCAATTATACGACTAAGATCTCTTCTACACTTAGTCTCTGTACCTGGCCAATTATTATTTGGATATGTTTCTTTTGCCCAGTTAACTGAGTAATCAACAATAAGATCTTTATTCTTTTTAATTAAGAAAGAACCATCAACAAATTGACCATTATTAATACCAGAGAAACTAAAGTTTATCTGATTATCACCTGTAAATACAGGAGGTACTTTTAGGATATAATTTGTCTTATATGTGTTGGGAGGTTGAACAGCACCAGTTCCTGTAGCCAATGTTACATTACCAGTTGCAACTCCATTCAAGAAGGTAGTACCAGGACTACTTGATCCTGGAGGTGCAGAACCAGCAGTTGCTTGTGCTGGAGCAGATATTCTTATTTCAGTATCAGAAATAATTTCTGTCACTCTAATATTATTAGCAAAAGGTATTGCTATACCTGCACTAAGTGTAGCTCCTATAGCAATATTTGCTGTTCCTGAATTAACTTCAACAATATCACTACCAGCAGTAAATGCTGCATTTACTTCAACCCAATCCCAGTTACGAATAGCAAGTCTTGCTAATCTAAGAGAATAGTCAAATGCTGATTTAATATAAACTTCATATCCTTCATATGATGATTTGTATATCTCTGAATAATCAACAGATTTAACATTACCACCAAATCTAATATCATGTTCTACAGCACCAAGGATTAATCTAATGTCTGCTTTAAATCTTTGTTCTAATAGGTTCCAAGGTATAGTACTATTTTTAATAATGTCTTCATACTCATCTTCAAACCAACCAATAGTTTCATTAACTATAAAGTCTTGGTTCAAATTGATTTGATTAGCAGCATCTATCCATCTACCAGATCTCTGATAAATGTTTCTAACTTTCTTTAATTCTGCTGCATTAAGTGTGTTTGACTTAAACTCAAATACTTTACCGAGAAATACTTGTTGGGGAACTATACTACCATTAATATTATCTTGTCCAAGAGGAGGTGCAGAGAATGTTATACTATTACCATTAATAGTAAATGCTACTCCTGGTTCTTGTATTACGCCATCTAGAGTAATGATCAATGCTTGCTCATTATAAGGATAAACAAGTTGATTAGTTTCAGCATTCTGTAATTGGAATGTTTTAGTTCCTATTAACTGACCATTACCATCAAACTGTCCGTCAAATGGTGCTGCCAATTTAACAGGATATGCAATGAGATCTTGGAAATTGAATTCTTCTACACCAACAGATCCTGTTCCTTCCTTTGCTCTATAATCTTCTATATTTTGAATAGTTTGTGTAACTATTCTCTTAGTACTTTCAACAGTAATCTTATTTTTTTCAGGATCCCAAAGATTAATAACACTAAAGGTTCTTGACTTAGGAGATTCAACTGGCATAGTAGCACCAGAATCACCTTCTGCCTTAGGATCAATAATAACCTCACCAAACATTTTAAGTCCAGCTGGGTGAGTTGTAGTCTTAATAAGATCTCTCCATATATTAACTGGAGTTCTAGATCTTATAACATATGAATAATCTTGGTAGAAGAAAGAATCTGTAATCCTTTGATTGGAATTACCAATTCTACCTCTATCAGATTTGAAGTATCCTTGATTATCGTAAGTAGATTTAACAGCAGGACTAAAGACTGTAACAAATGTTGCTGTTATCTTAGCAGTATTACCACTTCTTATACTCTTAATAGTATGATTCTCTCTAAATGCTCCAGAAATTATAGAAACCTTTAGAAGATTTGAGCCTTCCCTCCATTCAACAACTTTTCCTCGTGCTACTTCAACATTATTAACAGTTTGAGTTATAACTTCACCTTTTTCAAATGCATTGTCAGCATAATCTTTTATTGTATAAACAAAGGAAGAATTATAATCAGAATATAATGTTTTATCTCCGTGGAATGCAGCACCATTTCTAACGATAGAAACATTCTTTGGAACACCAATATCAGATCCTTTAGCAAAGACCTTGAGATCGCCCTCTATGACTGCGATCTCAGGGGCTTTAGTATACCCCTTTCCTTTAGTTCTTACTTGTATATCTAAGATCTTTCCATCTCTATGTGTAATATTAAATGAAGCATCTTGTCCATCACCACTAGTAATTACAACTTTTGGGTGTGAATAATTCGATCCAGACTCAGTTACTGTAACTCCTGATATACTTTTTGTTATAGTGTCATATAAAACTGTTGCAGCTGCACGATAACTTGTAGATGGTTTAATACCTAATACAATTGGAGTCTTTTTATAGTTGTCACCAATACTAGTTACCTTAATAGTATTGACTTCTCCTATTGCAAATGCAGATGTGGTTGTATATGTTATTGATCCTGACCCGTCCCACTCAGGATAATTCCCATCCAAATCATATACAAAACGATTGCTAGTAACATAACTGATTACCTTCCTTCCTGCTAGAGGATCTTTTACAATTGATAGATAAGAATTATTTGAATCACAAATACCATTCTTATCATAATAATAGAAATTCGTAAACTCTGTATCTTTTTTCTCGGTATAAGTATTTGTTGAATATCTTGCACCAAATCCAAACTTGAGATCGATGTAAGCACCTGGGTTTCCAGGTAATATAGTAGATTCAGTCTTCTCTACAGGTATAAGATTTAATCTGGCACTTGGACTGAAATCCAAATAGATTCCTGTAAGTGAATTATCTGATGTATCAAACTTATACTTATAGTACTCTTGTACTAGTATATTAGGTGTTTGTACAAAATCACCAGTTAATCCTTTTCTAAACTCAAATTTATTCTCTGGAACAGTTGCTGAAACAAGATCAACCAATCTCTTTGGATTACTCTCATCAAAGAATTGTGTTAATTGAGTAATGCCTTGTAATGCATCTAATGCAGTAGTTGATGGATAAGCAACTTGGATAGTTTGATTAGTTGAATCATATAAGATATCTTCGGATCCATTTACTTTAAATGTTGATCCAAAATTATACTTACCATTATAAAGTACAACAGGTGCTTTATTATAATGATCAACAGATTCAGTTGATTCTTGTCCTCTTGATATTGTAATTACATTACCAGAAATAGAACTAATCTTTACTATCTCATCATCAATTTTTACTAGATCATTATCAGCAAATCTAGAAGCATCAGCAATATTAACTTGTGTTGCTTGACCAGATATACCAACATGATCTACATATACTTTTAATCTTTGTGTACTAATTGATGCAGCAGACCTAACAAGTTGATCATCCTCAACACTAAGAATGTCTTCTCTTTTATATCCTGTTCCACCAGTAGTAATCTGAATCTCAGTTACATAACTACCAGCAACTGTGATATTTGCTTTAGCACCAGAACCAGAACCACCAGTAAGAGGAATATTAGTATAACTACCGTCTGTATAATCCCAACCAACATTAACAGTTAAAAGACGACCAATTCCACTATAATCTATAGTAGTACTAGCAGTAGGAGCTCTTAAAATTAAATCTTGATATATTCTCTTCCTAGCATAGTAGGTAGTTGTAGTAATAGCATCATTTGGATTAACAGACATATTAACTGTATCACCTAATCCAATACCATGATCAGAACTAGTTTCTACTAATGCTACATTTTGATTAACTGCAAATGGTTCCAACCCATCACTCAAAGAAGTGAAACTTACAATTCTACTACCAGATGTATCAGATAAAGAATCGCTTTGTAGATAATGATCTGCTAAATTATCTTCTGTTTGGAAATAGAATGGAGCAGTACCAGTAGCACCAAGATCTGTTCTAACTTTAACAGTAACATTATTAGATGCCACTGTAGTTTTTAATACTTCACCAAAAGCAATCTGAGCAACAGCACCATCAGTTAATTTCAAAATAGATCCACTAGCATAAGATGCTTGTCTATCAAGAAATAGATTTAAAACTTTAATTTGTGCAGAGAATGTATTAGTCTTATCAAATGTTCCTTGGACATCTCTTAACACAACTATTGTATCATTTGTTACATTACCAACTACTTCACCGTATGTTCCAGTTGCAGGTTGAGTTAATCTATCACCAGCAAAAAGATAAGCAGGTCTAATTATCTCCAACCTAGTTGCCTTAGTTTGATTTGATTCTAAGAAATTAACTGATTTTCCTTTAATAGAAGAAACAGCAGCTTCTACACCAATTCCATCTGTTCCTGTATTATCAAATACTAATTCAGATCCATTACTAAAATTAGTTGAAGAAGAAACAACATCTACTTCTTCAATACTTCCAGATTTAATATCATTAATAGTAGCAATAACATTACCACCATTAGGTGTTATTCCAGCCACCGAAAGACGGCGAGCATTTACAGGAATATCATCTTGAGATAGATTAGAATTATAATTAGAATCTACTGGTAATGAATAGAAATTCTTACCTATGATATAAGGGAATACAGGATTTTGTTGATCATCAATGGTAATGAAATATGCATATGTACCATGAGGATACTCTGGAGTTATACAAAATCTACCATTATTCTCATCCAATAAACCACTACGATGTCTATACTCATAATCATCAATATAAGTTCCTAAAGGATAGGTAGTTGTTACTGGTCCACCAGACCTATTAGTTTTCTCGATATAACTAGAAGTCATCCTCACAATAGAAGATGTTGCATCTAGTGGGTCTGTATATCCCCAAGCACCATATATGGGATTACCATCATAAGCAAATCCTATAATTGGTGAGTGAACTTTAAATGTTGGTTCTGTAAATGTAGCACTTAAGTTATCACCTAAGTTATAACGAAGAGTCTTAGGGTTACCAACCTGACCATATCCATACTGAAGTTCTTTATTATAGTTTTCAAATAGATAACCATTCTCAGTATCTAACTTATTCTTAAGATTGAAATATCTATTTTTAACCCATCTTTTCAATGATGCTTTTGCTGTAGCTCCAGATCCAACAGGAGTTACTACAATACTTATGTTAGACTGAGTATAAAATTCTCCTTCAGAGATCTTTGTGAATCCTGTTATCTTACCATTCTCTACAATGGCATTAAACTCAGCAAACCTACCTCTTCCTGCATTATCTCTAATAGAAATAACAGGAGGTGATGAATACCATTCACCTTTGTTGTCAGCCACAAGGCTGGTAACTTTACCATTTGTAACAATAGCACGAACTACTGCTCCACGACCAGAAAGAATCTCAACAGTAGGAGTAGATGAATACTGTGCTTCTTCTGTTAGTGTTATAGACTCTACAACTTCACCTGATAAATTGGCAGTTGCTTTTCCAGCAACACCTTCAATAAGAACATATGGTGGCAACACATATCTATTACCTTGATTAAGTATAGAGATACTCTCTAACTTACCATAATGCTTATGCTCAGTATCTTTATAACTATATGCTCTAGTACCATTTAAAAATATACCAACATCCACATTTGATGTTTCATATATCTCAGTAGTTCTAGTAGGATACTTTCTAACTAACTTTAATAACTTTTGATCTTTAACATCAGTAGATACACCAGTAGCACCATCCAAAACTGCATGTTTTGGCCATCCAGAAGATGCAATATAATAGTACTGATCATCTTCAAAAATAGCACTTATCTCTGTTAATACATCAATAAGCTTATTTTGAATAGTAGAGTATCCAGGTGAATTTACATTATCATTAACATCTCTATATCTCCACCTTGTAGTATTAGTAGTAATATCAGTGATCTTTACATCAGGTGTGGAAAACCCAGGATCTCCAATCTCTACTTTATCTCCAGTATAAGCGTATGGTTGTCCATCACTTACATCTAAATTATAAATTAAACCAAAAGATAATAGATTAACACCATTACCAGTTAATTCAATAGGTTCATATACATCTTCTCCAATAGAATGGTTACTAGCACTCTGTCTACTTAAAATGTTAAATTGAATAGCATTCTTGCTATCAAATGTAAATGTCTCATTACCAATTAATAAGGTTCCAGTCTTACCCCAACCTAAAGTAGAAAACACACTAATAACATCACCTTTAGTTGCAGTAGTAGTTACTTCTTTAACTAATTGTGTTTTAGATGTTATTTTAAACTCACCAGTAATAGTTTCTGTTGCAAGATATATGTTGTAAATATCTTCTCCATCAACAGTACTATCATATCTTACATTATCAACAGTAGCAGAAGCATATGGTACTGTTTCTGTTCTAGTCTGAGTAATAACCTTTCCAACTAGATCGTTAGCATTACCACTAGTAACTTTTGCTTTTAATGCATACCCCTTAACCCAGTCAGACTCTGAAGACTTATATGTACGATCCTTTGGATCATATACAGTTGGTGCATTCTCTTCACCACCAGCAACTAGAGTATTGAATATGAATCTAACAGATGATTCCGTTCCCTTTGCCTGATAGAACTTACGAATATTTTTAATAAGGGTTCTCTTATCAATTTCACCCTTAAGATACTTCTCAGGGAAAGAACCAAGATACTGTGACTCAAAACTCTTTACTAGAGCATAGAGAAACAGGTTACTAATGTTTTGTACAGTAGAACCACCAGAATGTGATGCTGCTGCTGTAGTAG